CTCCAGTGGGAAACACTGGAGGATAAGTTGGTAGTACGGATGTTTTTGATTTTACCACCATCCCTTACTATGGCGCTGATGATATAGGGTCTAGATTCACTCAGATGGGTCGTGGTATAGGACGTATGAGAAGCGAGGGATATGGCGATTTATCCACCGGGGCTAAAACGGCTAATACGATAACCACCATAGCCTCAGGAATTAGTGGTATCATGGGATTGGCTCGTAACGTGGTTTCTGGGATAGCGTCAGAGAAAGGTACTCGTACCAATATTAGGTTAGCTCAGGAACGTGAGGCTAGGCAAAGAAGGCAATCCCAGATGCAGTACAAGGATGGTGGGGGTGTTTATCTAGGGCCTAATAATAGGTTCGATAGCGGAAGCCTTACCGGTGAGTACCTGTATCCGTTACCTAAGTCGATGGAAGATCAAGCCAACGTAGAGGTAGAGAAGGGCGAGTACGTGGAGCAGCCCGGAGAGGCGCCGATGGAGGCCATGGGGCAGAAGCACGCCGATGGGGGAACGCCCGTTTCCTTGGAGGAAGGTACGAAGGTTATTACCGACGACACAACCATAGAGCCGGATTTCGCTAAATACATCAGAGATACGTATGGGATCAAAGCCACGCCTAAGGATACGTATGCTACGTTAATGGACAGGTATAAGGCTAAGATCGGTCTTAAATCGGCTTACGATGATCAGAAAAAGGCGCTGGAGAAGCTGAAGAAAAACGATAAGATAGATGACGAGAATACAAGGCGTTTAAACGCCTCCGTATTATCTAAGGCTATAAATGATAGTAACGATACCGTTAATGGCTTAGAGGGAAGGTTTACGGACTTCGCTAATGTCATATACAAGGAGCAGGAAGACCGGAAGATGAAGAAGGATGAGGATACGTATTTCGCTAAGGGTGGTGAGATAGATAACATCATATCCAGATCCATGAAAGAATACGGTCTTACGGAGGAGGATATAGCCGATGCTAAGAAAGAATTGCTTAAGAAAGTGGCTGGTATTCGCCAGAAGATGGAGATAGGAGGCACGTCTTTGTTCGGTCGTAAATTAACTTTCCGCCCGATCGAGAATAGGTTCAACAATGACCCTAACTATTTCGGTTATCAGCGCCAAGGAACTGATGGCTCTTATGGAGGTATTAATACGGATGAGAGGTTGAATTATTATAAGACATTCAATCCGGTCGCTTACGATGCTTATATGGGAGCTTCAGAGGGCACTAGGGCTAGGGCGTTGCAAGACGCTATCTACGGTCAGACAAGTAGCTGGATGGGCTTGGCTACGGCTGAGAACCCGATCATCGCCAACGCCGAGGCGCTTCGGGATTACACGACGCTCGTTTCCTTTGGCGGTGAGGATAGTCAAGGTAATTACCCGGAAGATAAGAAAGCCGCATATCATGATAGGATGAGAGACAACAAGTTTGGTCAATACTCCTCATCTCGCCCTATGATCGGTCTAGACGTTGTTACAGAGGAACAGCATAAGGCTCTTAACGATGCTGGTATCACCCATTTTAGTCAACTGTTTTCTGACAAGAACAAGGATGTCGTTAATAAGATACTTGGCGAGGATATGCTTAAGATGCAGGCATTGAGATCCATGAAAGGAATGGAAGGTCTTGATTTTATACTTGATCCTCATAAGGTAGTTCCCGGTCCTATGGATATAGGTGATGTGGAGGAACCTGATGTTAAACTGGATATGCCTGAGCTGATTGATCCCAATACACTCCCTAAGACCAATACAAATGCCGGTAAGTCGAACAGCGGCAATGGAGGCAGGAATATAGTGGGTGGCGGTCTTGACTTCCCCGAGGTATTTAGGATGACCCCGGGAGCCGTGACAACGGAAGGTCTGGAAAGGCATTACGCTCCTACCGTGGATCCGGTGTTGAGATCGGCTGATCAGTATATGGTTGAGACCAATCGTGCTTTCCAATCACAATTGGATCAGATGGGTAATGTCCCGGATTCCCAGAGAGGGGCTTTATCATCCAACTTACAGGCTATCATGAGTTCCAATATAGGTAGATACATTAATGAGGTAGAACAAGGGAACGTGGCTCAAAGGGCTTGGGCTGATAATGTAAACGCCCGTACTTGGGCTGATACGTATGATAAGAATATAGCCCAACGTCAAGCTTACCAGCAACGTATATTGCAGGGATTGGCTATAAATGACGAGAACTGGGCTAGGTATTTCGATAGCGTAAATGACGAGATCCAGCAGAAGTGGAATACGGCTACGACCATGAATACATTAAGGTCTATATTTGGGGATGTAAAGATTGGTCCCAATGGACAATTAATCGCTGATCCTCAAGGAGATATATTGAGTTATAGGAGATTATATCCTGCTCAGGAAGTAACTAAAGGCAAGAAAGGATAAAGGATGGCTTCACAATATAGTATATTAAGGAATTACGGCAAGTATGTATCGCCCTACAACATGGATGTCATGATGCAGGGGATGGGGTACATGCAGCAGAAGATAGATACCAATCGGCAGGCTATAAACGAGTATGCTGATTATATTATCAATTCTGACATTATAAAACCTCAGGATAGGGAATATCTTCAGAATAGGTTAAATGGGCTGATACAGGACGTGAATAACGTGTATCGTAAATCTAATTTGGCTTCCGACGGTATAGCCAGAAGCATACAGGCTCGTCTTGGAGAAGCCCTGGATACCCGTGTGTTGAATGCTATTGCCGGTACTAGGGAGATCCGGGCTTTTAGCGAGAAGATGGAGGATATGAAGCTGAACAATCCCAAGATGTATAGTCCTATAAACGAGGCTGAGGCTTTTGCGGATGCCGTGGCTTGGATGAATGACGGTCAGGTAGGGACACGTCTTAATCCTATACATTATACCCCTTATACGGATTACCACGCTGAGATTGATGAGAAGATGAAGAATTTCATCTCCCTTAACAAGGGGAAGAAAGTCAATGTACCGGTGACTGATGCCAATGGCAACAGGACGGGCGAGATGCGTGAGATGTATATAGATGAGATGAGTTACGCTCAGGTCAGGGATATAGCCATGGCTTCTATATCTGAGAACGGTAAGGCTCAGATGCAATTAGAGGGAAGATATATGGCTAGAACGAATCCTGACTTATTTAATGTTCAAAGCACCTCAGATTTCCTTAAAGGGTATATTGATGATTTCAGTGTCAAGGAAGAATCCATACGAGCCAAGCTAAAGGGCGTTGGCAATGACAAGGCCAAGAGGGCTAAGTTGGAGTCGGAGCTGGCGGATATTATCAAGCAGAGAAATGATTTCGTGGAGGAGGCCGAGGGCGTTATCGGTAGCAACTACAGCCCGGAGCGAGCCGGCATGTTCATGGTACGACAGCAGTTCCTTCGTGGCGTCGGGCTGAGATGGTCTTATAATAACTCATACGAGACGTTGGGTGTTGATGATTATTATTTCAAGGCTAATCAGCAGATGATGGAGAGAGCTAAGTTTAATGAGACAAAAAGGCATAATCTAGCCATGGAGAAAGCAGCGTTGATGAGAGCCAGCAAATCGGGTAAGTCGGAGAATGGAGGTGGCGGAGGTGATGACACGACCGGGCCTACCGTGGTTACCAAGAGCGCAAACCTTGACGATGTGAGCATAAGCGATGAGTTCATGAACGGGTTCATAGCCAACGAGAAGGCGGTGACTACCGGCATGGGTAATTTCGTTAAGTCACTGTCAGATGACGCTAGAAGGAAGATCGACGCATGGGCGTCTGATCCTGAGAATAGTAACGTGGTCAAGGATATGGATAACGATCAGGTTATCATGGCTTATTTCAAGGCCAATGGAGGGTCAAGGAACGAGTTGCTTGATTACAATGGTCAGGATAGTTATTTGAAGCTTCTTGGATTAAATACCCAAAGAGGGAAGTATAATAAGATCAATGATGGATTCAATAAGGCGAGCAATGCTGTTTTGGATGGTATTGATACTATAATTCAGAGAGAAGCTAGATCGGACAGTGGGTCAGGTATAGATATTAGTTATGGATTCGGCACATTCAATCTTGGAGATATTAATAACAATGGCGATAAGGTTTTTGATATAAATGGTATAAACGATATAACATTAAATGATTGGAGTAAGTTGTCCGCTTACAGCTCTTTGTTAAATGATAATATAAATACTATTAATTACGGTGTTGAAGGAGAAATGCCTCATGTATCAATGGATTCGGGTCAATCAGGTGTCTTATTGGGTCGTGTGAATGATTTAATGGGAACGTCTTTTTCGCTTGATGATATTGAATCTATAATGTCTCTTGCCGTATCTGGGGCTAGTAAGAATAAGCACATTGAGGAAATAAGAGATAGGTTTGCCGGGGATAACAGGGCGATCGCTGTCGCTACCGCTATATATGATGAGGCTCATAAAGAGAGGAATGATTTATTAAGACATAAATGGAGTCGTGGGGATTTAGGTAGGATCGCTGATGACGCTAAACGTGCTGGCGAGGATTACCTGAGACAATATCGTCATGAGTATGCCGAGCGTGAGTATATCTTCTCCGGTGATTATCCGTCTAAAAGTCAAGAAGAGAAAGATTATATAAAGGTTAGTGACCTATTTACCCGTGGTGGCGGTTTTATTCCTAAGGATAAGGATAATGCCAATACGAAGATAACGTTTACCATATCCCCTATAGGTGATGGTAATTATCAGATCATTGGCAATAATGGAGGTGATGGTCGATCTGTTGTTGAGGTAAGCGAGGCTGATCTGGCTGCGAATAGACTTACTTTCTACAAAGAGGATGTAAGCATCCCGTCCGAGACCTATGATTCCGGTGTCGTACCCATATCTTTCGCCAGCTCAAGCAACAACGCTTATGGGAAGATGGCTAAGTCATTGTTGGTAGCTCCATTCGCTTACGCTAGCGGGGCCAAGGACACGGTAATGCCTTATATAGATATGTTTACGAATATAAATGACGGTAATATCAGGAAGAATCAGATGATGATCGCTACTGACGTGTTGTTCGATAACGCTTCTATGTACGAGTTAAGGGCTTCCGGATATAAGTGTAATAATGGTTCTTCTGGGATAAATGTTGATATATATAGCAAAGGAGGGGCTAGAGAGGGTAATACCCCGTTGTATTCAATTGATCTGGATGGCGTTAACTATGCTGATGAGGTAGCAAGGAAGATCGACTTCTGCCCGCAGTATTATTTGGTCATGGCATGGCAACAGATACTTAGCAAGGAGAATGAGGTGTATTGGAGGAGCGAGGGAAGATCTACTACTGATGATTTCGAGAGCTTCATCTCGCCCATAGCTGATATGATTGATCAGGAGATAAGAAACAGGAATAACGGAAATAGTGGAAATAATGGAAACAATGGAAATCTATAATAATACCTCTAACGGAAAGGATCTTGCCGAGAAGTACAGATATCCTACCATAAACGTAGATAATATAAAGGCTATTGGTACGGATCCCTATGATATACCGGATCGTGACCTGCCTCCGGTATTGGATCCGTATTCCGCTTCCGAGAGATCAAAGTCCCAGATACCGTCATTGTCGGAGAGGATCAAGAATACTGTTAAGACAAATTATTATGATGATATGAAACATATGTCCCCATTAGGATATATAGCTTCTGATCAAAGCTATAAGGGCAGGTTTAATCTTACTGGTCCGGAGATATCGTTGGAGGATTCAAGGTATCGACTTAGTAGCGGTACTTGGATACCTAAATACGAGTCTTATATCCCCGGTGTAGATAACGACACACGTTTATCTAGGAGTCAAGGTAGGACTGAGAAATGGATGAGAGGTTTGGGGAAATTTGTAGGTAAAGCCGCTTTGTATGGATTAGGTGGTGTTATTCAGCCTTTTTATGGTATTTACGCCGGTGTATCCAGAGGTAATTTTAACGCTGTTTTTGATAACGATTTCACGAGATGGTTGGATGATCAGGACAAGAAGATGGATTACGGTCTTGCTCATTATTACAATCGTGAGGAGCGGGATATGAATTTCCTTCAAAGCATGACCACGGCTAATTTCTGGTCTAACGATTTTTTATCCGGTCTTGCTTTTACCGCTGGAGCCATGTTATCGTCAGCCGTATATTCCGGCGCTGGATTGATGAACTTAGCTCGTACGGGAGCTAGGGCGGGCGTGGCTTTGGCTAGGATAGGCAAAGCGGCTTCGGATACCAAGAAAGCGTTCGGCGTCTACCTTAGGGCCGCCCGTACGGGACGGAGGATAGGCAAGGGACTGGACACCCTCGCTTTCCTTGGCGCATCTACCTCGTGGGAGGCATCTGTCGAGGCCAGAAGTATGCTGATGGAGGCTGAGGAGAATTTCAGGCAGTCTTACCGTAACGCTTATGGAAGGGAAGTCCCATATGAGGAGCTTATGAAGTTCAGGGCTGATAATGCCAATGCCGCTAATGCTGTATTCGCCGCCAACGTCGGCATATTGTCATTATCCAATATAGCTATGATCGGCGATATGTTCGGCATGGATCTTGGTGAGGATAAGTTCATAAAACGCAATATATTTGGCGTAGGTGCCGAGAGGATGGATAACGGTACGTTAAGAGCCATAACACCAAAGAAATGGCAGAAGGTAGCCGGAAATACGTTCAATATCATCAAGCGCCCAGTGTCAGAGGGTCTGTATGAGGAAGGTCTTCAGGGAGTGGCTAGTAAGTCCGCCAAGGATTGGGTAGAATCAAGATACAATCCTATGGCTATCCGGCAGAATATAGGCTATATGGAGGCTATAAAGAATGGGTTCAAGGAGACGTACGGGTCTAGCCAAGGATGGAAGGAGATCGGTATCGGTATGATTATCGGATCGATTATGGGTGTAAAGACTATTGGGGGTATAAAGGAATGGAGCCAAGACATGTCCCGGAACAAGGGGATGGTGGAGGCCTACAACGCCAATGCCGGCGCCTTGACCACCGCCGCTGTCCGTGCTATTCGTGGCAGTATGGCTCTTAACGCTCAATTATCTGGTGTAGACACATCGTACGAGAGTGATGGTAGGATCATAAATAAGGATTTTAGTGACGCCGTATTCAATCGTCTCCGTTATGATTCGGAGATGGGGATGTTGGATGATACCAAGGAGAATTTCAGGACGGTAGTCGAATCTATACCTAATAGCGATATAGCGTCCGATATGAATATGACGGATGAGCAGGTTAATGAGTATAAAGCCGATCTTGTCAACGAGTTTAATAAGAAGGTGGATAATTTTACCATGGCCAACAGATTCGCCGACTCACTTACTGAGGGTATCCCGAACAGGTCTTTTAACGCCTATATCTCCAATATGGTATATAACGGTATTGAGGCTAAGGATAATTTGAATGATATCACCAATCAGTTAAACAGGATATATAAGACGGGTATAGGTGATGCCCTTGATATATACTCTCATCTTAATCCTGATTCAAGCAAGGCTCTCGAAAAACTCCGGAAGCTGACGAATGATATACGGAAGATGGAGAGGAATATCTTAAATACTCAACAAAAGGTTGCATCGAAGGAAGCAATTGAGTCTGATAAGACTAAGTTGGCTGAGGAGAATGATAGGCTTCTTAAATTGACGGAAGAAAGAATTGCCTTGGAGAGAAAGTTAAGCACGTTGATTAATTCAGATGTGGATATATCTAAGTTATCTTTAAATGATAATGATTCTAAGATTAGCGTCTCAGATCTTATGGCGGCTTATGAGACTATAGTTGATTTTGAGAATGCCGTGTCTACCCGTGGGGTCGATAATCATAAAGAGGCCATGGCGTTGCTTAGCGAGTATCGTCATAATCTTGTGGCTTATAAGAATATAAACGAGTCTCTTCGTCGTATGCGTGACAGAAGATTCATCCGGGCGCAGGAGCGCGGGTTCATGAAGATATTGTCGAACGCATGGGGTAAGACTTATGAGGAGGATGATAGCAAGTATGATTTCAGGAATACTGATAATCCTGAAGCAAACGCCCTTTACGCTAATGATCAAGCCATAGACAAGGCTTACCAAGATGGTCTTATAGGAGAGGATGAGGCATTTATGTTCAAGACATATAATCATATGATAGCCAGATCTATGGAGAATGAGATTAAGGCTGATGAAAGTAATATAGTTGAGAGGGTTCCTGATGATGAGGATATTATAAATCCTTCAGATGATAGAGCCAATGATATAGCCATAAAGATCTGGAACGGTAATGAGGATATTTTATCTCCTAGGGAAAAGCAGATATATGATAACAATAAGGATCGTATTAATAATCTTGTAAAAGGATTTGGCGATAATCCTATAGCTAGGATAAATAGGGCTAAGTCAATGATAGATAGATTAAAGATCAATGATAATGTATCAGATAATATTAAGGATAATATTGATGATATCATAAATGTGAATATTAATGGTCTTGATCAGGATCGGGTTAAGGAGGCTATAAAGACCTATAACGATCTTATGAATGAGGCTGACAATGGCAATGAGGTTGACCAGGATAAGCTTAATGAGGCTATTGATATTATCAATAATTATTCCGATGGTCCTCTTCTTCAATTCGTGGAATGGATGAGGTTGTATGATAACGGAAGTATAGCTGTCAAGGATTACGATAAATCCATACCTATGGGTGATGTCCTCACAGAGAGCGAACCCGGGACATCCACCGGCAGGACGGAAGTTAACGCCGCCCAGAATCCGGTGGTGTTGATGGCTCAGAAGAGAGAGATCGGTGGGGTTATGTATTATGAAGTTGGCGGAATGAGACTTGACAGGTTTATGGACAGTCTTGGGCTTAAAAGATCTGATGCCACTGATACTGATAATGGAAGGGTGATGGATTTCACCAACGGAACCGACATATTTACTGTTATAGAGTCAGATAACCACTCAAGATGGATGATTAGCGAGGATGACGCTCAGGCTTTCGAGAACGCTACCGGTGTCATATTGGGGCGGCAAACCGCCTTGTCGACCTCCATCTGGTTCATGGTGTATCGCAAGGGGCAGGATGGATCTATTGTCCCTTATTATACGGGTGATACGTTTGGATCTAACAACGAGTCGGTGAATCAGGAAGCAGCGGCTAGCCTTCGCAAGGGTGATATGGTAAGGTTTAAGATGGATATGTCAGATCCATACACCAAGGGACTGTATGATAAATACAATAGACTTAACGCCGTTGATCCTAATTCTGATGAGACTAAGTCGGCTTACAGAGAGCTGGTTGATAATATGGTTATTAAGATCGTGGATAGTGATGGTAATTTTGTCTCGGTGCTAAAAGCCAATGACCCGGACTCAAAAGGGAGTAACGCTGATTTAAGGAGTATGGCCTTTGAGTTGTATAGGGATAATGTAGGATCTGTCGCTGGCGAGATTGATATACCGTTCGTAGGCACAGTTACCAGTGTTTTGCCGGGAAGACCTAATTTTAGCATAAGTGATGATAATGGTACGTTGATGGTATCCGAGAATGACTTTACCAATGAGACGGTTGGTAAGGTCGAGAGCGTAGGATATATAGAGAACGGGGAGGTTACGATGAAGGATAATATTAGGTATAACATATTCCCGTTCTGTACGGCTATCGTTAGGGACAAGTATGGTAATTATAAAAATTCGCGTATCCCGGTTGTAGCTATAAAGACAGGAAATGGAAGAAATTACCTATACCCCGTAAGATTGAAAAATCAGGATATATCATCATTTTCATCTATGATCGGATCGATGGCTGATAGGATTATGGAGGGTCTAGGCGGAGGCGTAAGTATTGATGATATAATGGATCTTAATAACGCTATAGCCAGATCCGGGTTGGATAATAAGACATATATGATTCCGTTGACGGGAGACGTGGATGTTATCAAGAAACGGCTAGGGGCTGTCAAGGAAGCGGCTAGTAAGATGCCTATGACTACTGACGTAAGAGGATGGATAGGCGATTCCAGGACTAAGGAGGATATTTTGATGAATGACGTTACGATCAACATTGATCTTAATAACGATCCTTTCATAGCTCCTAAGTTCAGGATGAGTATTAGGAGGGATGAGACGTTCTTCGAGGATACGGAGACCCCGTTCGTCAACCCGTCTGGTCTCCAATCGGGATCCGTCTCGCCTACGAAGGCTGCCGAGGACAAGTCTTTGGTTTCCGACGGTAATGTAGTATCCGGAGAAAATGAGGCGGAAAATCCTTGCTAAATTAAATATCTTGACTTATCTTCGCGGCGTCAGTCCATCACCTGACGAGTAAGATATTTAAAAGTTGGTCCCTGTCGGGTGTGTGATGGCCCCGGTGGGGACTCTTTATATTATGCAATTAGATGCTTTTTTACACCGGAAAATTATGCAAGACCTACGCATCCAGCGAGTAAAGGTCTTGATGATGTTATACACCAGTAACTATTTTGTCAATGTCAGACAAAAGCAGTTGCTTGATCATACATACGCTTTAAGCAGGGATCAGGCTTTTGACTATATGACTGAGTTCAATAAAAGGCTTAGTGATAAGGTTGGTATAAAATGTACGATGGATGTACTTCTGCCTACCGATGATGATAATGCTAATATCATAATCGAGCACAATGGTATTATCAAGAAGTTGATGAAGGAGGCCGAGAAACTGGAACTTGATACCGATGCTATCAAAGCCATGATGCGTGATCTTCTTGATGAGTTGAAGGATGATATTGATCTTAATATCCTGATATTTGACGTAAGCCAGTTACTTATAAAATACAATCTATTTAGGTTGGAGGCTATAACAGAGCAGGAGTTCAAGAACTCTTTTGTCAGAATGGATAGCAGGAATATGGAGATAAAGAAACTAACTTTATCTGATATCAAGAAGGTGGTGATGATGATGGAGGATAGGTATGATTATGCATTGTATATGACAGAGGAATATAATTGATTACATTTTTTGTAAAAATATATCCTGTTTGTTTGTAGTTTCAAAATAAGGTCTTATATTTGCGGTGTCTATCCGTTGCTAGACCAGAAGAAGATATTAATATCGCTTAGGCGTAGGCGATAAATGAGAGTCGCCAGTGGAGTAACGGACGCTGGTGGCTCTCGTTGTTTTTATATTATGGATAATAATTTAAAATTGTTTGAGAATCCTGATTTTGGGGATGTGAGAGTATTGTTGGATGAGAAGCATGAACCATGGTTTGTAGGTAATGATGTAGCTAAATGTTTAGGGTATGCAGATCCTAGGGATGCTGTAAGAAGGTTGGTAGATGACGAGGATTGTAAAATGCTGAGATTGTCAGAAGATAGGGAGGCCTACGATTTCACCCCTATTCACAATCAATATGTTAGCCAGATAAAGATTATTAATGAGTCTGGTATGTATACTTTAATTATGTCATCTAAGAAGGAGTTCGCCAAGAAATTTAAAAGATGGGTAACATTGGAGGTTCTTCCTTCTATTAGAAAAACAGGTTCTTATTCTATGCCATCTAACAATATGCCATCAAAGAATGAACTTCCATCTGATTATATAGAGGCATTAGAGGCTTTGCTTAAATCGGAAAAGGAGAAGCGTGCGTTAGCTGAGGCGAAGAAAGCGGCAGAGGAAGCCAAAAGGATATCTGATAATATCATTAAAGAACAAGCTCCTATGGTTGAGTTCGCTAAGACAGCCGAAATAGCCCAAGAGACAGATATGTTGATCAGAGAGGTTCGGGAGAAGTTGGAGGCTCATGGTTATGATATAGCGGAGAAGAATCTCCGGATATTGCTTGAGGATAATAAGTTCTTCGCTAAAACCGGTAAAAGATGGTTGTTATCCCAAAGGATGATAGATCGTGGTTATGCTCGTTACAGATATCGTGATGACGATGAGTTTTATGGAACTAACACTGTTTATGTGACTCCTAAGGGATTCCAGTGGATCGTGTCTAAGATATCCAAGGAATGGATGCCTAGGTTCTTGGAGTTGAAAGGTAGGGTTCTCGGTAGATCAGATAAAGATATTTTCGCTAAACGATAAATTCCATTTTTATAATTTAGGATTGAGTTTTTGCCTGTTCGTGAGGATCGGCAAAACGATTTGTACTTTTTCAGTAGAAACATAAGGTTTATTATTATTGTTATTTGGCTCCCGTCCGCTCGTGAGAGTAGGCGGGATTTTTATATCTTTGTGTCAAAACGATTTAGTAATGGGCAGATCTTGTTATGTTATAAAAAATAAGGAGGGTGGGATAGATAATGTCCTTGCCCCGAACGACCAACCATCCGGGTTATACCAAATGGCTATGGAGGTGCTGGGCGACCAGAAGCAGGCCTTATCGGTCTGGGGTACGGCCTACTCCCCCGACTTCGTGTCCTTTTTTGGCGACTGGATGTCCATGTCATCAGAATATGATCTGGATAGTAATGGGGAACCTAGGTATGATGATGTCATGTCCTTTATCAAGCGGAAGAACTATTTCGTCGGTAATTTCATGGCCGATGAGGTTAAGGATATCAATAACACCCTTATTTCCTTGGGGGTTGATAATATCAATGATCTTAATGATATGATTGTATCTAATTTCCTCTCAGGCGGTGATATATTCCTCAATAGGTACAATCTTGGGCGATCCGGGATGTATGACGCCGATGAGATTGATAATATCATGACCAACAGATCGGCGTATGAGCGGGTAAGGGATATGATGAGGAGGATTGTCGATTTTATGTCTGACGGGGATCTTAATGAGAAGGATATGTATTTCCTATCCTCCGAGTCAGGCCTTGGTGATGATTATATGATATATGAGGATACATATGACTCGTTAGGAAAGAGAAGGGGCTTGAATCCAATAGAGGTAAGGGATACGATCATGAGGGCGGTAGGCGGTATCAGCGACCGCCGGGAGTTCGATCAGGCTTTCGCCTCCATCCCATACCCTTCCTTGGCACTCCGGTATCAGGAGGATCAGGATTACGCAGATCGGATGTATGACACGTATCGTAATATGACCCGTATGGAGGTTCGGAGTCAGAACGGAAATACGATTACCGACTCGTACTTCAATAGTACCACACCGTATATCAGTATGCCTAAGGATATGAAGGGTCTAAGGGATAAGGTTGGGGAGATAATCGATATGGATGATTTTAAGGACATCAAGGACGTTTCCGGACGTCTGTATGACATAGCTATGGATCTTGCCGACATGGGCGTGGATATAAGCGAGGCGATCAGCGATGAGATGGTTATATCCAGACCGGAGGATATCCGTGATCTTATGGCGTCGCTGGATGTCATGTTATCTTCCATACAGGCAGGCAATTCGGTATACGATAGCTTTATCTCCGATCTTGATAGGATAACAGGAAAAGGGAATCCGATATACGAGGTTCAGGATACTTATTCTACCAGTGATAGGATGGTGTATGTAAGGTCCGGGAATACATCCCCTTCCGATATGTATGATAGGAGCATGTTGTATATGGGTAGGAATACGTACCATAACACAGCCCCGATAACCGACACCGATCAGGCCTATGAGATGTTGGCCGATATCGGGATAGAGCGGCCCTCGTACTTGCCGGCTGGCGTGGTTCCCGCCGGGGCTTCCCGTTCCGATATTGACGTGATCAAGGATAACATAAAGAAGCTAGTTATGTCCAACATCTCATCCTCGAATACTGAGAACATGATCCTTACCAGATTGATATACCAGCATCCCGTAACCCCTAAGATGGATGATGTCGATATTGATCGGGAGTTCAGGAGATACGAGGCTAGGCAGGGAAAGGATCGGGATTTTATCAAATCCTGTACATCGTTGAGGAAGATCCAGATCAAGGAAAGGTTAAAAAAATCGGATTTATATAATAATGTCTTACGTTTCCTTGATTTTAATGGATTTTATAATGTATCTTTGAATCACCATGACAGAGGTACGTTAAAAAGCATGGAGATGTCGTTGCCGGAAGGTCAGGTAAGGGATCTTCTGTTTGACGTGGCTATCGAGTCCGGTGACAGTAGCATGAGAAACCTTTTCTATCTGGATAGACAGGATAGGATGATGGATGCCGGGTTTTATAGGTATCTGTACCAAAGGAATCCGGGCCTGCTCCGGGAGGTCAACGGCGGTGTCGAGGCGAGACCGGACGGTTCGTTCTTGGCTCGTGGGAGGTATGATGATTTCGTGTCATTCCAATCCGGTTTATATGAGAAGGTAGGTGAGACGGTTGATGGTGCGATATACAGGTTCGTTGATGATCTTATATACTCCGATCCATCATCATATCAAGAAAACATGGTACGAAGGATGGGTGACGTTACGGTAAGGAGTGACGATAACCGCCTGTCAAGGATAGAGGATAATCCCTCATCCAGTAAGATAGTTAATGAATACACTGCTAATACAAATAAGTTGATGCGAGATTTTTCGTGTAGTTAATCTCTCTTTGACGTCGTGAGACGTTTTCTTTCGAGCATTGAAACATTGAATTTATAGATTTGCATGAATCCGGGCCGTAGTGATACGTTTCGGATTTTTTGTCTTGTACCGGTTCTTATTAATACCAATTGCATGACATGACGTGCTTTGATGATGACATATATCACGATCCTAGGATTATTAATTTTTGAACTTTGTAACGCCCACTATCAGGTGGGGTTATTATTAATTCAAAAATAAATAGACATGGGTACAAGTGGAGACAAAATCGTGCTGTTAGACGGCATGGGTTCCGGGAGCGGTAGCGCCGCTAATGGTTTATTATCTATGATTCCGGGTATGTTTACCAGCCTTTTGGGTGGTAATAAGATGGATCCGAATTTAGTCGCTGCGTTGATGAACGGTCGTAACAACCAAGACCAGTTCGGAGGAGCCAACGGCTGGTGGTTATGGATCATCGTCCTGTTCTGGTTGTGGGGCGGACGTGGTTTTGGAAATGGTTTTGGTGGCAATGGAAATGATTGTTGCGCTAACGGTCTTCCGGCTCAATTGAACAACGACTATGGTCGTGAGTTACTGATGCAGGCTATCCAAGGTAACAGAAGCGCTATCGACCAGATCTCTAACGCCCTTAACTGTTCTACCTCTCAATTACAAAACGCTATCTGTAACGTACAAGGCGCTATTGATAGGGTGGCCGGTCAGGTAGGTATGACTTCTCAGGCCGTTATTAACGCCGTACAGCAACAAGGATGTGAGATCGGTAACCAGATTAGCTCCTGCTGCTGCAATTTGAGTTCGTTGATCAACCAAAACGCGTGCGCTACGCAGCAGATGATCAGTAATCAAGGTTATGAGAATCGTCTTGAGACATTGAATCAGACTAACACGCTTCAGAACACTATTAATCAGGGATTGACAAACAATCGTGAGCAAGCAACGAGTCAGTTCAATATCTTATCCGCAAAACTAGATGCACAGAATGTTATGATCAATGATAAGTTCTGCCAATTGGAGATGAGGGAAATGCAGCATACGATCGATGCCTTGCGTGATGAAAGAGCCGCTTATCAGGCATCAGCATTAACTCAGCAACAAACTCAGAATTTAATCAGCCAGTTGAGACCTACTCCTGTGCCGGCTTATCCTTCATGCTCTCCTTACCAGACTTATGGATGGGGTCAGGCGTTTTATGGAGGTAATTGCGGATGTGGGTGTAACAATGGATGTTGCAACAATAATGCAGCAGTCTAAGCTTTCCTTTTAGTTGGGCTAGACATGTCGAGTTCTTTGATAAGGTTTTGATATTCATCGAGGAAATACCATTTATACCCTCTGTGACTGTAGCGCTTTTTATGGCAGCATTCACTTATTCCTGATTTGTTGAATCCGTCTTTTATAGCGTCATTTAACGATAAATAGGCTTCAACATCAGATGGGTTATTTATGTTTATGCGGACTATAGGCTTTATTTTTACTATTTTTAGTCTTTTACTTTTAGACATTGATTTTCTATGTTTTTCATGAGTAATTGGATTTAGCCTATTCATGTTGGCTGTACACCATCTTAGGTTTTCTACATTGTTGTTTGTACAGTTGCCATCTATATGGTCTACATATTTATAATTTGATGGATTTGGTATAAAGGATTCAGCTACAAGTCTATGAATATATGGACAGTGTTGTTTATTGTTTTTATATAATCTAGCTTGATAGTATCCTCTACATTCCCCTGGTATGGATAATTTGGGCTTGGTTTTTCTTAAACCATTTCCACCCATAACCTCTTTGGAGCATGATAGGATTCTTCCGCAAGAAGATATCATATACAATCCTTCAAAGTCCTTGATATCTCTCCATTCCTCTCCCTCAAAGGAGATGTTCTTAATAA